CTTGCCAGTAACCTTCTTTGGCTGCTCGATGAGGAACTCACGACCCTCGATGACCTGCTTCGTGTCAATCATATTGTTGACAGCCGTGAAGAACATTGCCAATTTATCTGTGCTACGGATGAGAGAGAGCTGGAATCTGATTTTCTCTTGCGCAATCTTGAAAAACTCTGCGTATGTAAACGGAAGCTGAAGGCTGGAATATTGCTCTATCAATTTCACTGTTCCGAGGAACAGCGAAGCAGTCTTCATTAAACGGTCCATTTCGCCCGAGTTGATAACATCTTGCTTCAGCTCATTGTACGCCTCTTGCTTGAGATGGCGGAAGTGGTCCATAAACATTGGGCGAAGTTCCAATATCTGAAGCAGCACATTTGACAGTCCCACCTTATTTGGGTCTTCAATAGTCTTCAATTCCTCGAAGATACGAACTTCCTCCTGTGTTCTGTTGCGAGGCTTGGGTACTTCGCACACAATAACACGGCTCATCAAAGCATTGTCATCACGCTGTGGGGTCTCCTGACCGCAGACAACGACTGGGGCAAACACTTTATCATTTTCTATTTCCCTTCCTGATGTACCCTTACGCTTCTGCTTTCCATCACCGTCATATACGATACCTTTCAATGCTTGAAACTTATTATCGCTGATGTCCTTGTTATTGTATTCGTCAAGTACGACTGGGACATCCTTGAACATACCCATAATGGTGGCCATGGCTGCGTCGGTACCTGTATTCAGGTTGAAGATAGGAATATTTGGGGAAATGAAGAGTGAGCGAATGGATATGGCAATCTGTGTTTTACCTGAAGACATCGGACCCATAAAGAAAGGAGCTGTGAACAATCGGTCGATGCAGTGGATGTTGCTTCGAAAGGCGCACATAATGGCGAAGATAAGTGCCCACTTTCCATTATCGTTGATTTTATAGACCTGGTCCATCAACGATGCCCACTTCTCGAAGGTTACCCTTTTCTCCGCAGGAACTTCCTTATATACCAGTTGGCTGATAAGCTCGTACTTATCCGATTGCTTTCCACTGCCAGCATATATCGTTGAGAATGCTGGCAGATAGTAGTTGTTCTTGTTGTGTGTGACAACTCCCAGTTCATTGACTGGCTCAAACTGCCATTTCCCCTCTACGTTGTGGAATATACCGTTGGCGAATGCGAAGAATTGTTCGTCTGCCTTACGGCTCATACCCTCGCTCTGCTGATTGCCGTATGTCTTGACCTCTGAACACATCACGAAATGTCGGCTCATATATGTCTTGATGGCTTTCCATTGCCATTCCTCGCCATTGAAGTTCACGGCTTCGTAATTGATAAGCACTTCCTCTATCGATGACATCTTCAGCATTGCCTTGGAAGGTATCTCTATGTAAATGGGGGTGTCATAAAAGCGACGGTTGATACGAAGCACACGCTTGTTTTGCTCGAAGTCATCAGAAAAAATGTGAAGCAGTGGAGTCATAAAGAAGTCGGCTACCTGTGTCATTCCATTGCCGTTTTTATTCCGGAACATATAGCAAACAGGCTCGCTTTTCTTATTTAGGCGAGGGTAGTAGCCACATTCTTTCCACATCTTTCGGTAGTCCTCATTCTCCATCACATAATCAGGAGGCTCGTTTACATCGAACTCCTCATCGTCAAGGTTATCCGCTTGCATACTCACCTTCATCGCAGCCTTGCGCTTGGAAACGAAAGGCTTTCTCAGTTCATCAAACTGTCCCTTGGTGAGTTTCAGGTTTGAACAGTAGTGATTGCGGTTTACCGTGATTACCGTATCCTCGGCATAAGATGTGAGTTCAATACATCGAGAGACGAGGGGGACTTTATCTCCTTGGAAAGTTTCTAAGAACCTGCCATGCAGCCCGATGTAATAATCAACGAACGAACCAGTGGAGTCGTTGTAGGTCATCTGAATATTGATGCCTGAGCGAAACATCTCGGCAAGCGTGCTTAAATAGTCGCTCTCCTCGCCGTCTGCATTAATGCTACAGCCAGACTCTGACGATGCGAAATAGCAATAGGCACGGCGTAGCTCCTGAATGTCGTTGCTGGATGGGCGACCAGCGATGTAGACGATAGGTTCTTCACCATAACCGTCAAGAAATTCTTGCATAACCGAGGTTAGAATACCAGGGCGGTCGCTTTCAAGATTCTCCTTTAGCGCATCAATACCAAAGATACCCGACTGCGTCTTGGTTTGAGTCAATGCCTCCTTAACCTTGGCACGTAAGCCTCTGACCTTATCATCGATGATGCCAATCTTGCTCTTGAAATCGACTGCAATGGACTTGATATACTCTAATCTCAGAGCTGCGTCCTGAACGCAAGCAACAAGCGAACATATCGTATTCAGGCAGTCGGCAATAACTGTCTCGTCCTTGCAGCCGTGAGGTATCATCATTCTTTTGAGAGCCTTTGGGAAAGGTTCTGTCAGTTCCTTGAGCTTTTCTTGCGTCGCCTCTCCATTAGCTTTGGCAAATTCGTCGGGGTCTGTTCCTTTCGGGAGACGAATACATTTGACCTTTGCCCCGGCTTTCAATAGCAGCTCACAATTCTTCAGCGAAGCCTTGACACCTGCTGCGTCTGCGTCATAGACCATGACGATAGAGTCCGTGAAGCGAAGAAGTAGCTTTATCTGGTCATCTGTAAATGCAGTTCCACTTCCACCGATTACGTGCTCCACACCAACCTTATGAAGGGACATAACATCGAACTGGCCTTCTACAAGATAAGCGTAGCCTTTTTTGCCGATGGCCTTTCTTGCCTGGTAAAGACCAAAAATGTGCTTACCTTTTGTAAAGAGGGGTGTTTCCCCTGTGTTCACGTACTTACCAACACCCTCCCTTGGTGTAATGATACGTCCTGAAAAACCGATAATATGTCCCTGCATATCATAGAAAGGGAACATTACCCGGTCTCTGAATCGGTCGTAGAACCTACCTTCAGTAGAACCGACAACATCGACTTCCTTTAATCGGTCGAGTGAATACCCAGCTGTGGTAAGCGTGTTCATTGCGACATTGCCTACAGGGGCATATCCTACACCGAAGTCGGACAATGCTTTGTCATCTAATTTGTACCCACGGTTATTCAAAAAACTCTCGGCTTGAGATAGATTCTTTTGGAAGAACTTGGCTGCTGCCTCGATAGCAATCCGCTGTGCTTCTTTTTGTTTATACTTGGCTTCTTCTTCAGGACTCATTTCCTTCTGTGGGAACTCCAATCCAGCTAAGGTTGCGCACCATCGCAGAGCTTCGATGAAACTTAAATTAAGATGGTGTTGGACGAATGCGATAACATCACCGCTCGCTCCGCACACAAAGCAATGGTAAGTTTGCCTTGAAGGGCTTACCACCATAGACGGTGTATGATCATCATGGAACGGACAGACTCCTTTATAGTTCACACCAGCTTTATGCAGATGTGTGAATGACTCTACCACATTCACGATGTTCAGAGCCGATTTTACCTTTTCTATGAATATTTTGTCTATCATATTATTTGTCCTTTTCATCAAAAAGTTCTAATTGTCGTGATTCGAACGCCTCATGTATAGTTACACCAAGATATTCGGTGATGGCTACATATTCCTTGCCGGTAATAGCTTTCCTACCGAAATACAGATCCCAGTAACGGCGTTGTCCTATGCCAGTTTCATGATAAAAAGTTTTTGATGGGGTGAAATCTTCTGGATGTCTAAATTTAATCTTGAGTATTTCAAGCAGTAAGTTTCTCTTTACCGTACGCCCTACGGTCAATCTGTTGCGCAAAATATATAGTCTGACAGACATTGGACTTCGCTTCAAATGAGAAGCCATGTCCTTAAGTGAAACCTTTCCAAGGTTTCGCTTAACAAACGCTATATCTTCAAAGGTCCATCTCTTGCTTTTCCTGTTATTACTCATGTTGCATGATGCTGTTAAATTCGTTGTCAAAAACAATAATTCTCACATTGTCTTCGGGATGTATATGTCCAATGTTGTGTTGAACATATATTTTCAAGGCTTCGTAAAGCAAACGAAGATCCTTTTCACTTAAATCGTTTAGGGAGAATTTTCCCCAACTATCTTTGTCAATGAACATTATACGGTAGGATGTTAGTTCTGATAAATTCTGTCACTTCTCGTCTGAGTATCTTCCTCTTCGTCGGCGTGAAGCGTAGGGAGCCTTTTTTCGGTTTGATACGAATACTACAAGTCTTGATGCCATACTTGTGATAAAAGTCCTTTCTTACTTTTCTGATGCTGGTCATGATTACTCGAATTTGAGGTCAAAACTTTTATCTCTTGCCACAGCTATGCCAGACATTCCGATGATGTTGCTATCTTTGCCCTCTGTGAGGAACGTTTCACGCTCGCTCTCCTTGCTGGCAGAAAATGCACGGCCATACTCGTCCCATACAACTAACTTGTTGTCCGTATGTGCATTGACCTGTCGCACATATGAATGGTGCAACTTCATCTCATCGATGGTAACATCTGTACCGAGCGCATCTATCGCCCTTTCAAAATCATTCACTTTCATAGTTTTTCAGTTTTGGTTTCACATTTTTTCCTCTGGCAATACTGTACATATTCTTTCAGTTTCATACAGTATAGTCCATTGATACAATTTCGGTGGAACCGGCAGTTCCTGCAGTCGTCATACATTCGGCCACAATTCTTTTTCAGATATTTGTAGATACTCAGCTATCACTTTTCTCTTGAGTGCATCAGGAATAAAATCCCCACGTAACCATCTGTAGACGGTTACACTTGTCACACGGCAGCGAATTGCTAACTGTGCAATAACCTCATTTCTCTGATTAGGTAATGAATTCACATACTCTTTAAATTCCATATTTTATTTTTTAAAAGTTTTCCTTGTTGCTCCATATTTTTTTATTATTTTCGTAGCGTAATATATATTACGTGATGCAAAGATGCAACTTTAATTTGAAATAAACAAATAAATGAGTGATTATTTCTCTCATCTTTTAAATTCAGTAGAAATATGGCAGTAGGAACTATTACAGAAAGAATTGTGCAGATCATGTCTAAAGAAGGGCATACGGTAAGCACATTTGCTCGAAAACTTGGAATATCCTGGACTTCGGCAAATAATATTATTTCGGGTAGAAATGTACCTAACTATGAAACGATAGTACGAATCATAGAAAAATTTGAATGGGTAGATGCTAATTGGCTTGTCATGGGGCAAAAGAGTGAAGCTGACACGGATAAAAAGAAACTTTATTCAATCATAGAAATACAGCAGAAAACCATAGAAAGTCAACAAAAGACCCTCGACCGGCTAACAACAAAACTCGTACAAGACTTGCATGAAGAGTCTTCTAAAAAAGTCGCAGGTGTCGGATAATTAAGATGCCTGTAAAAAGATGGAAGGAGCGAAAATACAGTGTTATTATTTCTGTATTAGTAAAAATATTCACCCAAATGTTTGATAGTCAAATACTTTGAGGAAGTATATAATCGGCGAAAAGTCGGTAAAAGTTTAATTAATATTCAATAAATCCCTATTGATTATCAATGAGTTACAAACTATATGGCCATTTTAGCAAATCGCCTAATCCCGACTCATCATGTTAAGAAGAGAGGCATTTTAGTCTCTCTTTTTTTATTTTCTGTGGGTTTACTTTGTGTGCGAAATGTCGCCTAATCCCGACTCATCATGTTAAGAAGAGAGGCTTTTTAGTCTCTCTTTTTTATTTCTTGTAGGTTTACTTTGTGGGCGAAATGTCGCCTAATCCCGACTCATCATGTTAAGAAGAGAGGCATTTAGTCTCTCTTTTTTTATTTTTTGTGGGTTTACTTTGTGTGCGAAATGTCGCCTAATCCCGACTCATGATGTTAAGAAGAGAGGCTTTTTAGTCTCTCTTTTTTATTTTTTGTGGGTTTACTTTGTGGGCGAAATGTCGCCTAATTTCGACTTTTTATTCCAAAAGGAGAGGCAAATAGTTTCTCCTTTTTTATTTGTTGGCGTTTGTTCTGGGCATGAAATAGCGCCTCATCCCTCACGTCTTGTCCTTTATTTCTCATTTTTATATAAGTGAAATCCGTTTGTTTCATTTTATTTGTTATCTTTGCAATATAAATATAGGAATATGACACAGGAAGAGAAAACACGGATAGAAGAA